AAGGAACATCTACTTTGATCGATAAGATTGCCGTAACAGGTGTAGATTCTGCTCCAGCAGGAACATCAGTAACAGTAACAGCAACAGCACAGGATGTATTCGGAAATAAGATTTCTGGAAAGACCCTTAATGCAATTGCTAACGGTGCAACCCTTGATACAGTAACTGTAACAACAGGTGCAACACTAACCAATTTCGGATCAGCAGACGTTAAGTTTGTTGCTCCAGCAACTGGTCCAGTGACAATCGTATTCTATGCAGCAGCAGCCGATATGGCAGCAGCAGTAACAGGATTCAGCACACCATCTGCATCATCTGTAAAGATCATCGCAGTACGTGATTTGGCTGGAGACCTTGCTGCTCTAACAACTCAACTTGCAGCAGCAAATGCCGCTAAGGCAACTGCAGAAGCAGCATTGGCAGCCGAAAAGACTGCTCGTGCAGCAGACAAGGCAGCAGCAGATGCAGCAGCAGCAAAGGCTGTTGTTGACCTAGCAAAGGCTAAGGCAGATGCAGATCTTGCTAAGGCTACATATGTCAAGGAGTTCAACGCCTTGGCAAAGAAATGGAACGCTAAGTTCCCTAAGCTTAAGGTAACACTTAAGAAGTAATTCTTTATATTGTCGTGGGGCAGGGGATACCTTGCCCCATTGACATATAAATGATAAAATAATATTATGCAAGATTACATAGACACTAAGGTAAGACAAGATATCGTAAATCAAATTAGTAATCTTGAACTTCCAGAAGACTGGAAGCCACAACAAGTGATTGATTATATAATCAGAAAGATAGATAAAGATAATGTTCGATAAATTAAAGAAATGGCTTTTCCCAGAAGAGTTTAAGTACACAACTCTTGTTTTAGAAGAGCCTGAAAGAAAGGTGGAAGTCGTGAAGAAAGCAACCAAGAAGGCAGCACCTAAGAAGAAGGCTCCTGCAAAGAAGTCTCCAGCTAAGAAGACTGCTCCAAAAAAGACCGTAAAAAAGTCTACTAAAAAGAAGTAATGTCCCAAGAAGAAAAATGTGAGGTGACGGGTTGTGGGAATACTGCAACCCGCATCACCAGCACAGAGACCAAATATATTATGGTATGCGACTCTTGCTGGGAAAATAAGTATAGAATATAAAAATGCTATAATGGTTATATGGATGGACTTCTAGACCCATCTAAATATAACCTATAGGAGTAATAAAATGGACGGATTAAATTTGAACGGCTTTAATACAACAAAGCCTGCGGGAACACACAATGTTGGAGAGCAGTATGCTGCTGATCCAAAGCCAGCTTTCCCAGCAACAGATGTTTCTAATCAAGCATCAGCACAAGGACCTAAGTAATCATGTGCGTTGAATGTGGATGCAAAGCATTTGGTAGCGAAACTGGTATTGCAAACATTCCAGGAGGCACTTTGAATGTTGCACGAGATGGAGAAGCAGGTTTAACATTAAATATGACTGCAACTCCAGAACAAAGAGAAAGATTTATTAATGAGCGATAATGGTACAGGAATGGATACTCCACCTAATAATCAACCATCAGGTGCAGTAACATCTGCAGAGGCTACTCGCAAGAAACCAAGTCAGGGAAAATTTAAGTCAGGAAAACCTTTGACAAGAATTGATACCAATAAGCATGGTATTCGAAGAGAGACCAGCCTAGTCCCTAAAAAGACTGGCAGACCTAAGAAAGTTTAATTAATTAAGAAAGGCCCCCGCTGAAAGGCGGGGGATTTTCCATGTGTAGAGAATGCGGAGATTGTACAAAAGAACATCCATATAGCATGGATGATGCTATTGACAAAGCTGAGTCTGTTGGGCTATAATTAGTAACTCAAGGAGGCGGAAATGTTCGAAGTAATATTCACAATGATTATGGTTATAACTGCATATAGGGTTGGTACTTTAAGAGCAGTTAATCAAGATATAACTAAACAGACTTCATATATGCAAGACCTAATTGATGAAGCCTACGAAAAAAGAGATCATATGAACACCTTGTGGGTAGATGCAGAAGAAAGAGCAACTGGTTGGGAAAACAGATATTGGGATCTTTATGATGAACTAAGATCTGTTGAAAACGAAAAAGAGGACGAAGAAGTTGGATCTTGAAGCAGCCGAAACGTCACATTTAAGAGACCCTAGAGACCAAATAAGTTATAGTAAAACTGTTTGGAAGTGTCCTTGTAATGGTTGTAAAAAAGCTGAAAAGAGAGAACGAGAAAGAATTGCTTCCTTAATACAAGAGCAGCATTTACTTTCAGCGTCAGGAGAATTAAGGCGGTATGGATTAAGAACAGTGGAATGCATGACCAGTACTTGTGATTGCTACGACATTATTGAAATGATCATGGAGGAAAAGAAATGAAAAAGCATATGTTCAAATGTCCAGCATGCAATACTATAATGAGTATAGAAACAGATTTAGAAGACAGCAAGATCCATATGGTTCCGCCATGTCCATGTGGTAAATCTAGAATGGACTCTATGCAATCAGATGCATATAGATATGGTCATAGAATAGGATTATGGGATTGAATAAGAAGGTGATTATTGTTGCAGGACTACTAGCAGTTATGGCTATTACAGCCGTGGTTGCTTTTAAGTCTTTAGAAGGTCTAGAAAATCTAGATCTTTCCGATCCATTTGAAGTGGATTTTGATGACGAAGAATAGATTAACTAAGATATACACAAAAACTGGCGATGAAGGATTAACTTCTATCGGTGGTAACGAGCAAGTATATAAGAGCAGCCCACTAATTGATGCCATAGGCTCAGTAGATGAGGCAAACTCTGCTATCGGAATGACAGACAGAACAGATATTATTGATATGATTCAGCAAGATCTATTTGATCTTGGAGCTGAATTGGCTGGATCACAAACAATTAAGATAACCCCAGAACGTGTTGAGTGGCTAGAGACTATTATTGATGATTACAATGAGTATCTAGAGCCACTAACGTCTTTTATCTTGCCTACAGGACCTTTACACAATGCTAGGGCGGTAGTAAGAAGGGCAGAAAGATCTGTATGGGTAGCGATAGCAGTACTTGAAATCAACGATGAAATAAAGATAAGTCGTGAGATTCCAAAATATCTAAATAGACTATCAGATCTATTATTTGTTATGGCTAGATACTATAACATGGAGAAGCTGTGGAAGTTTAATGAAAAGTAAACTATCAGTTCTTTTTATATTTGTATTAATTCTTGGCGGGGTATATGCAGTAAAACCTGCAGAGTGTGTTAATCTTTACATAGACTTTGGAGATAAAAAAGTATCTCAATGTATTACAGCAGGGAACAATACTCCTGCCTACGATATATTAGATAATGCTAAAATAAAGGTAGAAGGAACAAACAAGTACGGGCTACAGGTAATATGCAGGGTCAACGGTTTCCCATCAAGGGAAGTAGAGCCTTGCGACACAATGCCTTCAGAGAAAGCTTACTGGGCAATTATAGTTAGAGATAAAAGACATATCTTTAATTTATTTCCTAAATACGGGTGGGCTGAAGTAGGGGCAAAAGATATTACTCTAAATCCAGGCCAATCCTTTGGCTTAGTATTTGTTAAGGACGGGGAACTAAAATGGCCAGACTAGATATATTAGAAGAGATTGAAAGAAAAGCAGACGGGTATTCAGTAGCAAATATTCTATCTAATATCTGTTTACAGATCGTAGGTATATATGCTACCATAGAGATATCTACATACATATGGAGACAATTTACTGGTCATTAGACCACATAGTGAAAGCGAAAAGTGCGGCGGAAGAGAGAACATGTTCGATTATAAATCAGCCATGGAAGCAGGCCATAAGTTTAATGAGATTGTCGCTATGCGACTAAAAGAATTCGGAGTAATGGCCGAAGTGCCAGAGTTCTCATTTGCTCAATCTAAAGCAGAGATTCGTGACTATACACTTAATGATAAAGATGTTATCGTAGGAGATAATGTGATTGAGGTTAAGAGTCGAAATCTTGCCTTTACAGATGACCCATCTACATTTCCATATGATGATCTTATCGTAGACACAGTATCTGGCTATGAAGCTAAAGAGCCTAAGCCTATTGCATACGTTATGGTAAGTCAGAAGACTGGTGGAATGTTTGTCATTCCTACTGCCTTCTCAAAATCTTGGCGGGTAGAGAGAAAATATGACAGAGACAGAAAGCATGAAGATGATTTCTATCTAACTAATAAAAGATTTGGTCGACCATTTTCCCAATTAGTATCTAAATTAAAGGAGATAGCGTGAGAAGCTTTTTAGGTGATTCAACTAGAGTTAATAACTCTAAGCCACCCTTGCGATGGATCGCAAATTGGGCGGGTTCGATAGCAAGCTCAGCAATTATGAGAGTCTCATGGGCTGAAGAATATGAAAAGAATTACGGCATTAAATATAAATTTGATGGATGGCTATGGGATACTCTATGGCCAATTTACAGTAAATACGGAACCTTCTATAAGCTTAATATGGATTTGAGCGGGGAAGAATGGGATGACTATGATGCTGATGGTATTCCATATTGGGGTGAATGGGATTTTGAAGATCCAGAAACAGGCGATGCATTTAGGGTAATTAATTTTGGCGGGAAAGAATGAAATACGCTATAGGGCTTTTGATTCTACTATTTGCTATACTTAATTACTTCGCATATTTACAGGGAAAGGTTTAATATGATATATCACAAACACTTATTGGTTAATGCTAAAGTAGCTAATCCAATGAATACAGAAGAACAGGGAATTGATTTTCTTAAATTTCTAGTCGACCAGATTAATATGAAGATTATAAAAGGACCATTTGCATCCTATGTTGATGTTCCTGGAAATAGAGGTCTAACCGCAATTGTTATGATCGAAACAAGCCATATCGCATTTCATATTTGGGATGAGACAGATCCAGGGCTAATTCAATTCGATCTCTATACATGCGGAAGTCTAGACCTAGATAAGGTTATTTCAACCTTCAAGCAGTACTTTACAGTTGTAGAATTTGACTATGTCCTATTTGATAGGGAGAATGGATTTGTTGTAGAACAAAAGGGGCGGGAAGCCAATGGAGTCCAATATAACCAATACCCTAATGGTACTAATCCTAGTCAAATAGATCAAGATGCTCTATGGGCTTCACAACAATCATTTGAAGAGTAATATGATGGGATTTCTAGACAATTTAGAGGCATGGCTAGACTTTGAAGAAAATATAGACAAAGATCCAGAGTCAGGATATTCTACAGGCAAATGGTCAGATGAGGATGATAGACATCCTGTCATAACTCCTGTATTTGGACCAAATAGGTAGCTAACTCTCCACTACCCCCCACCTTTTTTCTCCCGTTATAGGGCATTCTAAGCCCTTTTAAGTGGAGTATAGTGGAGCATTGTGGAGTAAAATGGTTATCAATTTACTATCAATTATTACTAATTATTTAAATAGATATATACATGATATTGAACCATCTCATATATTAAGACGTAATCCCATTTGGCATATTTAGACAGATTTGTCAATAGCTACATATTCTGGGATTTTTGTCAACATGTCGTAAATGTCCGATTTGTCCCCCTTCTGGGGCTATAAATATGTCCCCGTAAACGGGTAAATTTGCCCACATTTTGGGAACATTTTGATCCATTTGATGTATATTTAAATAGATAATGATTTATTTAGATCCAATTTTCTCAAATTTTCTGGGATTTTTAAATGCCTGGTCGTAAAGGGGAAATTTAGCCCACTTCCCCACACGATATCCACAAAAAAATCCACAGGCTGTGGATAAACCTGTGGATAATTTGTGTTAGTTAGATTTATGGCAACTTGAGATTGTCTAACTGATTTGATGCTTTATATTTGTCTATCTGTTTATCTAGATTATAGGCAAGAGTTAGACCATGGGAGGTTCTTCCATGTTTGATTTCGTCTTCCGCCCGCCGTGCTTGCTTTTCTATAATCCACGCTACAACCTCCATGATACGGTCTATTGTCCAGAGCGGTTGCTGTGCTAGATAATGTGCCAGAGAGGCAGGATTGAACCAATGGTCCTCAACAGAGTTTGCCATTAGTTCGCCTATCTTGATTTCTTTACTATTCATGGTCCGCCTTTCTTGTAACTTTGGATTATATCAGAAGGGGCTGACTTTCGCCAGCCCCTGTCTCATTATTTGAGATTACTTCTTAGGGGTCTTCGTAGACTCAGCTACGAACTTGACACCTGACTGCTCCGCCTCTGCGAGAGCCTGCTTAGCTGCAGCTGAGAAACGGCCACGGCGGCCAACAGTAATTCCCTTTGAAGCTAGATATTCACGCTTTGTAGTCATTTGTTTGATCCTTTCTAGATCGGTTTATATTAATTATATCGGATATCCACGAATTTGTAAATACCCCCGTAAGAACTAATTTAGTCCCCTACGGTAATCAATCTATATTTAGTTGTAGATCTGCAGATGTATCATCATCTAAGAAAACATCTGTTGCTTCTATGACATCGTCCATTTCGACTCTATCCCAGTCGATTTCTGGACGAGCATTAGCTATGTCTGCTGCTTCATATTCATCTGCTGCAGAAACAATTGTGTAGAAGTCCTGGTACTTCCGTCCAAATACTCTATAGATCGGCAAGCATTTCCCTCATTTCCCATTCAGCATATGTACGGACAATAAAATCCCGTCCCAAATCATAGCAGTATTCGACGGCATCTGTCAAAGATTCTGTCTCATATATTGGGATAGATACAGGATCTATTTCAGATTTATCATAGACTTCAAATGTCCTGACTCCTCCAGGAGATACTTCATATGCAACTTCCAGGATTTCCAAGCTTGCCACGTAATTACTCATTTGTTCCCTCCTCTTCATCATCTAACCACCCGTCATTGTCTAACAAAACTAAGAAATCATTATCAATTAGCCAGTCATTGATTGATTCAACAAGCACCTCAGAACCATATTCCAGGGATAGACCAAGGCTGTCTACATCAGTCCAGAACTTATCCCAGATTGTCTTCAACTCTGTACCTTTAGGGACAGCATAGTCTTCAAAGCCTTCTGTGATAATGTCATCCCATTGACTGTTCTCAAACTTATCTCTGATTATGTCCCATGCATATGTCCATGCTAGGGAAGGGAATACAGGTAGAACGTTTAGTTTATCAATAATCTCATTGATATCACGATAAACGTTGTCCCTACGTTCTAGATCTGTAGGTAGTTCAACTTCTCTAATTGCCATTCTTCTTTGTCCTTTCTTGTATAGCAAATGCTAATTGATATGTAAGTGCATATACGTGCTCTAATGCGTCGCATTGGCCTTCCCAGTACTTCCGCTCCATAGATTCCATGGCGTCGGAGTAGTCGTTCTCCTCCTCAATGCTTTGGGCCTCCAGGAACTCCTGTTCAGCCTTGTACATCAAGTTCTTTAGTTCACCGTGCAGGATGTCTGTCCCTGTCTCGCCAAGGTCGACTAGTTTCTGCAGACGTGGCTCTAAATATGTGCTATTCACATTATCTCCTCTACATATTCAAGGATATGCATTGTAGCAGATTCTTGGCCGCTTGTGAAGTTATACTCAATATCTAATTCAGCAAACTCTTTTGAGGCGGGGTCCAGAGAATCCATTTTATTAGACAACTGAGATAGGTCCTCATTCAATGACTGTGCATGTAATTGAAGATAAGTAACCAATTGTGTCTTTCTATTTATATATTCAGTTTCCATTTATGCCTCCTCATCCCATTCAATATAGTCATCATCTTCGGGTTTCAAATCATAGAATTGATTGAACCTACCTTTGAGATAATTACTATCGCACATTTCTGCAAAACATTTATCTGCATAATATTGACCTTCATCTAAATTAGATTGAATCCAGTCATCTAGCAATTGGTCAGCAATTGCTGACATTTCTGCGTCAATAACCATTTGGTTTTCGTCTTCTAAGAAACTAGCCATTGATTTGCTCCATTCTATAACTAGGGACATGCTCGTCGTCCAAGTATATCTTATGGGTCTGACATTCTGCGACACAGTCTAGGTCTGCCTCACCCATATAATTACATTTCATGCAGATTTCTCCACAATCATTTTCACAGTATTCCAATGTGTTCTCTGAATCACAATCTCTGCATTTATTCTCATAACTAGATTCAGAAATCATTTTGCCACGAAGGAATTCACATTCCCCACCCCAACCTGTCTCTTCCTCATATGATAAAGTAAAGAGTAATTTAGGATACTGAGCAGATAGTTTTTCCATGGCAGGCATTGGCGGAGACCAAGCAGTATGGAAGTTATAATAAACTACAAGGTTCTCTCCATTTTCTGTAGGACCCTCAATATAAGTATCTGAGTATGCCTCATTGTCGCCAACAGCGACATCCCATTTGGTTCCCCAATTGCGGACATTCCATGAATACCAATCATTTGTCTTGAATTGCATTTGCTCTTCAATAGGAATATCACGAGGCGGTTGTCCAAGATAGACCTCATCAGATACACCGTCCTGAATATGATTATAGATATTATGGAATGCAAACACAGGATTTGGATAGGTAGATAACTTCTTCTCCATTTGATGAGTTTCCATATTCCAGTTATCATGGACTTGCTTATATGGTTGATTCATTTGCTCAACCAATTTATTTACTTGTTCTGGATTGCCTTCGATTGTCAATCCGTTATAACACCAATTTGGCATTTTGCTTCCTTTCGCTAATATGACCTAATTATATAACGGACCACCGACAATTGTCTATATGGTGTGGATCACACCAAAGCTTGACCAAATGGTGAGATTTTCGGGAAATATATTTGACATCCGTAAAA